CGGGGAGAGACAAAATGGAGCACTTTTACGGCTTCTAAAAAAGATAATCTCCTTATTCTGGCCACAGACTATATCGATACAGCCTACAGGTGGAGAGGCAAGAAAGCCACACCAGAACAGGCTCTACAGTTTCCACGGGAAAACTGCATAGACAACGATGGCTTTGTTCGGGAAGGAGTTCCGCTGGAAGTCAAGAAAGCTGTTATGGAATGTGCCCTTCTTATAGGCAACGACAACGAGGTATATTCCGTAGAGGACGAGAATGGTGCTGTAATCAGCGAGAAAATAGGCGACCTTGCCTTCACTTATGAGACCAAGGACAAGATGAAGGAAAGCACTCGTTATGACGTGCTCAACCTTAAAGTCAAAGGGCTTGTAATAGATACAGGGCGTGGGAAAGTCATTTCAAGCGGAGTATCAAGGGTATGAACTACACAAAATACGCACAGAAAGCAAATAAGAAGCTCTCACAAAAAGGAGCTCCTATCATTTTCAAGCGTGTTTCTGAGGAGGTTTATGATCCAGATACAGACTCTTACAGTACCAAAGATATTGAGATAACAGGATTTGCGTTGCAGAAGACAACGAAAATCGGGCAGGTTGACGGAAAATCTGTTCTGGTCGGGGATATTTTCCTGATGTGTTATCTGGACGATAAGCCGAAGGCAAACGATACCTTCAGCTTTGGCGGCGATAAATACACGGTTGTTGATGTCCAGCCATTTATGCCGGACGGGAACACAACAATTTACTACATAGTGCAGGGTAGATAGATGGGTAAATGGTCACTTGATCTGACAAAGTATGCAGAAGCCAAGAAAAAGCAGCTTACCGATGTTCGGAAGGCTGTAGCTACTATCCTGTACACAGATATTGTCAAACGGACTCCTGTTGACACAGGAAGGGCACGGGGCAACTGGCAGATAACAGTCGGTCATGACGATACTGCACAGATTGAAAGATTATGCAAGGAAGGTGATACCTCCAGCATGGTTCTGGCAGAAACCGAGAAAATCAAGGTGACTGGCGATGAGAAGATATACATCCATAACAATCTGCCATATATCACAATGCTTGAGTTTGGCGGCTATCCGAAGGAAGTCAAGAAGGGTACTTACGTTAAAGGACAGGGGTATGTGATTAAGTCGGAAGGTGGTTACTCCAAAAGAGCGCCGCATGGAATGGTCGGTGTTGCTATGACCAATATGACTGCACGTATTCGCAGGGCGATAAGGAAGGCCGCAGAAAATGAATGATATATCAATCCAGAAAAGCCTTTTTGACAGGTTCAAGACCCTGAATACGTTCAGCAATATAAGTTTTCTGTCGGACAACTATACCAATGTAGCTTTTCCTAACAAGCTGTTCAGCCCTCCAGAAAGCAAGCGTTGGTTTGAGCTTTATTTCATACCAGACACCCCGGAAGGGCTGGGGGTATGTGACAATCATTTAGACCGCTGGACTGGAATTTTCCAGATTGATATATGTACGCCAAAAAATAAAGGCGAGGATGAGGCAAACAATAAGTACAAGTGGATAGCAAAGCTGTTCGCCCGTGGTACTACGTTTGACGATGTGCTTATAGACAAGGTTTATAAGGTTAAAACAAGTGAAGAAGACGACATTTATCGTACTATCGTACGCATTGAATGGGAAGCTGATATAGACAACAGCAAGGAGTAAAAAAGGTCAACACCAGCAATCACTAATAAAATTAAGACAGAGATGACAACCTATGTCATCAAGGAATCCGATTATCAGGCAGCAAGTTCTGCCAACAAGGGTACTCTGAAACCTCTCAGACTGTCAGAAAATGGCATTGTAGGGGCTGTTGAGGAGATTGAATCCGATGTTGTACTCCCGGGAACAAGAATCCCTTCTGTCCCAGATACAGGTACAGAATCTTCAAGCGGAAACACAGAGTCAGAGTTCAACATTGACGAGCAGGACGACCTGATAGCCAGCGTAATGTGCTCAAGCTGGGTTACAGATTCAGAGCAGATTACAGGAAATGTCATAGATTACAAGACACTTGTTCTCGGTACTGACAAAGAAGTATGGAGAATGATCAAGAAGTTCGCACAGGCTCCGGCAGAGTGGCGAGAGTTCACAGGCTTGCAGGTAAACGAGATGACTCTTACCCTTGCCCTCAACTCATTCGCAAAGCTCTCTTTCGGCTGGCTTGGTAGCAACAACCCGAAGAGTGTAAGCGTCGACCCTATCGACTCAACAAAGTTTGATTATGGAGCAGCACTTACAACAAAGAGTTTCAAGACCCTTGAAGGTTATCTGAAAATTGGTGCTCTTGCCGACAACTTCTCCAATATGACACAGATTCGGCAGGCTCCTAACCTTGACCTGACAATCAACAACAACAAGGAGCGCACAGACGCACTCTTTGAGACAGAAGCTATCGAAATGTCCGACGGCGACTTCGATGTATCCGGCAACATTGATATTTGGAAGGCTGATGCCCTCGGTATGTCTATGTTCAACGATGCAGTAGACGGCGTTGACAAGTGTATAGAGGTGCAGCTCTCACGGACTGTAAGCGATATTAAGACCAGCTACACAATCCAGATTAAGGCACACCTCAAAGGCCCTTCCGAAAGCAAGGACGGAAATAAGTACAAGGTTACTGCTCCTTTCTCCATGAACTTCGAGAACGGCCTGAAGTTTATCAAGAAAGTAGAAGAGGTTTCTTAGGCTTTCCACTTCTACTGAAAACCTCCTCTTATATGGGAACGTTTTTTGGCAGCTTGCACGGTAAAAACAAACTGCCGCACCGCGGGGTAATGAAATGGCATCATGCAGGAATCCTTGTCCTGTATTCCGGGTTCGAATCCCGGCTCCGCTATACCATAATTTAAGGAGTGAAGAATGGATATTAGCTGTTTAGCAACAAAAGACAAAGCGAATGAAGGTGTATGGTTTCGTGTGAAGCTGTATGGCGAAGAGCAGCCTTTCGAGGTAAAGGTTCTCGGTGATGATGCGGATGCGGTAATCAAGTTCAACAGGGAAAAATCACGGAACAAGCTCAACAATATCAAGTTTGAGGATATTAATAATTACCAGAGCGAGTTTGCAAAGGGCTTCCTTGAGGAGTTTATGGATAACAGCGACGAGAACGCTCTTGTGCGTCTTGCAGGAATACGCTCTCTGGACAAAGAGCCGCTTATGCTGGGTGATATTGAGTTGAAGTGTGATGAGGCAAGCTACAAGCTGGTGATTGATAAAATCCCTGCTATCAAGGACTTTATCCTTGCGAAATCACGGGAACGTTCAAATTTTTTCTCCAGTTAGAGGAGGACTTAGAAAAGGCCGTCAAGCAGTTCTTTTTTCTGCACTATCCGACAAGACGGAAGACTGGCGAGAATAAGTCAGTATACAAAACCAATGCGGAGGACAGGAAGGAGATAATCAAGCGGTTAGGGAGAGAGGAATTTTACAGGTGCGGTTATTACAAGGAGTTGTACGACCCGGAAGTTCCTCTCTTTTTTGCTTTTCTGTACAACATATTCGTCGAGTTGTACCGGGAAGATATGAGCTGGCAGGAGGTAGAGAGCTATTGCAGGCTTAGGGATATACAGCTTAGGCAATACGAGATAGACACCTTAATCAAGATGCGAGGCTGGGCTTACGAACAGATTAAGGCTATGAACGCAGAAAGCGAGGGAGATTAAAGGGCAACAGATTTAAGCAGACTGGTTATCGAGATAGATTCCAACGGTGTAGTAAAGGCATCGGGCGATCTTGCGGAGTTTGCAAGAAAGGCTGATGAAGCCCAGAAGAAGGGAGACGGTCTTGGCAAGTCAATGGACGATACTGAAAAGAACGCCCTGAAAATGGCGGCGGGTGTTACGGCAGCAACGATAGCCGTACAGAAGCTGGTCGCCGCATATAATCAGTTTACAAAGCAAAACCTCGCTGTTTATGCACATTTTGAGCAGATGGAGCTCGGCCTTTCCGCCATGACTGGAAGCGCGGAAAAGGGCAAGGCTTTATTTGAAGAATTACGGACATTCTCAAACAAGACAACTTTCGGTGTAGATACTCTTGCTAATGCCACAACACAGCTTTTGGCTCTCGGTGTTGCGGAGGACGAGGTAAAAGACAAGCTGACACAGCTTGGAAACATTGCTGGAGGAAGTACCGAGAAGTTCAACAGGCTTGTAGATGTGTTTGTAAAGATTGGGGCTGTAGGACGGGCTTCTGGAATACAGCTTAATCAGCTTTCAATGATAACAGGCGTGTCTTGGCGCAAGATAATGGCCGATATGGGCGTAGCAAAGCCGACTTTTGAGGACATATCCCGGGCTTTTGAAAAGCTCACAGAAGAAGGCGGCAAGTTCCACGGCAGAATGGACGCCATAATTGATACTATTGAAGGTAAAGAGGGCTTCATAAGAGATACAGCTGATGAGCTTAGGGCTCTGTTTGCTGACATAACAGGACAGGCGGAACGATATAAGGCAAGGCTTGATCTTGTATATGACATCCAGTATGGAGTGCTCCAGATATTCAAGGATATTTCAAATAACGAAGCAGCTAAAAATATCATTTCAGGTGTATATACAAGTGGACTTATACTCATTTCTACTACTATCAGCGTAATGCTTGTTCCTGCCATCATCAAGACTGCAACATCAATAAAAATGGTGACAGCAGCCTTAAAAATGATGAAGGCAGCCTTCCCTACAGCATTTCTCATAGGTGCGGCTGTTACAGCAATAGCTGGAATAGTTATGGCCATAAGGGATGCGACAAAAGAAACAAGG